TCCCAGTCTTGAGATGAATGGTGTATTTTGTTTTATAGTCTCCAACTTTGACGTAAATAATCGCCTCGTTATAACCCCTTAATGTGGTTGTCGTGCCGGACTTGGCAACAACCTTTTTCTTGTTCACCACATAAGTAAAATCAGCTACGGAAGTAGCCGCAAAGTCTGACCCTGGAGTAGTGCTTGAAAAATAACTGATAACGTTATCGTAGTAAGTGCCAGTAGTCTGAACCTTGTTGTAATACATTGTGCCGGAAGCGTTAACATCGGGCGTTCCAGCCATCGTGTATTTTATAGTGGAAGCAGTCGTGCCAGTAATGGTGGTAAACTCACCGACATAATGGTTAGTCCCACTTGTAACAGTGGCCCCCTGGATCTGCACCTTATCCCCTACACTCAACCCGTGAGCTTCAGCCGTGGTTGCTGTGGCGGTTGCTCCCGCTTTAGTAATTGTATTTATTGTGTAATCCGTTGGCTCTGACACGTTTAGTGCAATACTACTGCCGTCTAGGGCATTTCTTACTTGTAACGTGCCGCCAGTGGGGGGAACAAAAAGTAGATATTTTTCGGTAGGATCTCGCTTAACTGAATGTATAAAAGCAGATGATAGGGAGGTGTCTGAAACTTTGGCTAGGTGATTGGTATTAGGGCGTTTACTTAGCCCTATGACGGGATCGGAATAGCCGTTTTCCTGAAGCGCACCCTGAGATTTTCTGCGTAGAGTGGCAGGCTGTTCGCTGATCCCGTTGACTAAGTTGGGGATACTGTCGTGGACTAATGGCATCAGACAATAGAAGCATATCTAAGTGAACCAGATCCAAGGTTTGGATAACCTCTGTGAATGACTCGGTAAACGTCATAATTATTAAAGATGCTGATGTCTTCGTTAATCGCATCCTTGCGTTTTAACTCAAACAACGCCTCTAGCTCGTCTTCTTTAGTGAAGCTGTGAAGCTGTTCCGATCCAACAACTCTGGACTGAAAAATACGAGCGGCTTTTACTGTTATATATCGCCGTGCGTAGTTCGGGAGAGAGTCTTTACTCTCGTCGTTTTTGTTGAATTCAAGCTCTATTACAATGTCCAGGTAAACTTCTGAATACTTACTCCCGATGTCGTAAGTGTGATTGATCGGGTCATAAAGCTTATCTCCACGCTGAACAAGTCTGGTGTATTTAGACTGGCCAACGGCATCAACATTAAGGGTGTCGGCTGGTAATGTAATCTCCCCTGTGCTGGCATCTGGGGTATGTTTTTTATTAAAGTCTGTATTAAAGTGCCACCCAACCCCTTGAACCTCACGGGTCTGGGCATCAAGGATCGTTTCAGCCATTTCGGCATCTACCAATCCACTATTTAAGCTGTTAACTGGTTGTTCTCCGATGCTGGCCAACATGATATTGACGGCATCCTTCTTGGGATTATCGCTTACTGGCATTTTGTTTTATGTAGGAGGTGGGCTGACTTAGGACAGGGGGATGAAGCCTGCCCCACCCAAGGGAAAGGTGGGGAGTCAGCCCAGAGATTATTAAACTACAACGCCGTCAGTAATATTAGTGCCGTAATTTAATTGATAACAACTCTCAGGACGTAACCAGTTAGTCCCAAGTGCGAATTTGGCCACCATCAGCGTACCTTGACGGCGAATGTCATATTCCTGCTCAACTTTCAGTCCCATCAATTGGACAGTACCGATAGCTGATCTGTGGAATCCAATCCCAATGACTTTTCTAAAGTCTCCAATATAGCTATTGCTGGTTTGGAGCATATTAGAATCATGGGCTGTGACGTTTGCCAAGGCGGGTAAGTGGTTTGATTTCAGGATCGTAACTCCTGCAACCTTCAGCACTTCACCTTCAGCGTATGATCCACTACCTCCCCAATCACGATTGATCGCTTTGGTATCCTGAACCATGCGGTAGTAATGAATAGGCCGGACAATAACGTACCTATCATTGTCAGGTACATCGTTCTCGTCCATTTTTTGAGCTATCGAAAAGACAGCCTCGGCCAGTTTTTGACCGCCAGAAGATCCGCTAACATCTGAGTTAGCAATAGCAACAGCATTGGCCGCAGAGGGCTTACCCCCTGTGATGGTTGCTGTTTGCCCACCGCCATTATAGACCTGAATCATGCAGTTCTTGTCGTATTTATTGGCAAGAGCTTGTCCAAGCTGGTGGCTGTATTCGCTTCTTACGTCATAGTGGTTTACTGCCTCATCCAAATTTGCAACAAACGTGTGAGACACAAGAAGACCATCAATATAGACGGATCTTTCATTGTGCTTAATGGCAGTCCCAAGAATTTCCGTTCCAGGGTCATGGAAAACCGCCCCAGCCGTTCCCATTACTGGAAATTGTGCCGACTTCCCCGATGCGATAGTCCTCGTCATGTGAAGAGACTTCATCAGGTTTAGTTCATCAAATGTGGTCAGAACTTGGCCACTAAAAACCTTTAAAAATAGAGCTAATTTATCCCCAGAGGCATTGGCTTGCCCTAAACGGGAAGGAGTAGCATCACTCATAATAATCCTTATAGATAACTGGTTAGTTGAAACAACCTTTCAACGATCCAGCCGCTACTAAGCGGTACGAATGCTGATTTTCTCCCTCAAGAGGTCATGAATCGCCCAAACCCTTCGGGCTATTACGCATCTAGGTTGGAGTTTGACAGAAGAGTTTCAACTTTCTGTCGGTAAGCTGGGTCTGACTTATAACGCTCATCACCCATTGCTTTAGTGACTTGCGCCCAAGATTGAAACCCAGAGGCCCCTGGACGGCCCCCAGCTTTTGCAAGCTTTGGAGCTACGCCATTGGCGTTTCGGTAACGGGCATGAAGGGCCTGCACTGCAAACATGCTTTGATCCTTGTCTAGCCCAACGTTTCTATTAAACGTGTCAAGTTCAGCTTCAGAGAGATTGGCCTTTGCCCAGTTAGACATCTTTGTGTATTCGTCCTGGCCGCCTACTGAGTCAACAACATCACGCCTAAGAAGTTCCTGCTGTGCTTTTTTGCCAGCCTGGAAGTCCTGAATGACATCCCTACTTAGACCCTTCTTTTCAAATTCTGCAATAGTGGTTTCACCAAACTCCCCGTTTTCTAATAATTCATTCCCGTATTTCTGGAGTTCGTTTTCTGTGAACATTCCAGGTTGCGGATTCTCATTCGGATTAGGCGTAGCTTGTTCCTGATTCTGATTCCCCAGTCTTGCCTCAAGCTCCTGATATGATTTTGCCATATCTTCGGCAGACTTAAATTTTTCTGGTAGCCAATCTGGGCGTTGCGGTTCGGTTGTGTTATCTGCCGGAATTGCGTGTTCAAGGCCCTGATCGCTGACAACATCCTGGCTTTCAGCCTTGGCGACCATCTCATTGATGTACTCTTGCGATTCGGGTGCGGTCTGTTCATTGATTTGTAATTCTTCCATCCTTTATCCTTGTTGTTTCGTGCCTAAAATTTGTGGCAATAATTGCTTTGCCACCTCTGGCGTTGCCTTTTCATACAACGTCATAAGTTGTTGCTCCTGCATCTGCGCCTGTCTCTGCTGGGCTTCCATCTGTTTCTGTTCTGGAGTCTTGAGAAGCCCCAGCATGTCAATACCAAGACTAGCCCCCAGCCTGTCGATGTAGTCAGAAAGATTCATCTCTGACATCAAAGCTTCAGGGCCGAAAGGCTGGAGGTATTGGAGTAGCATTTGTAATCGGTTGAGGTCATACCCCCGCCCCAACCCCTCAAGTCCCGCAACAATCTGGGGCTTAACTATTTCAGGAAGTTCAGGGAGCTTACCCCCTTTACTCAACCTGTCTAGCACAAGCCTGACTAGAGGTAACTGGAAATCTGTAGATAATAAAGAGTAAGTGCCACCCAAAGACGATTCTAATTCTTGAGCCATGTAACGGATCTCTTCAGCCGTTACCCTTTCAGCATCTCTTCTGACTGACGAGTTAAGGAGAAAGGCATAGCTGAGTCTTTCGGTAATCCTGCCAATAACTAACTCACTAACCCTGAAGTCTTGGAACTTATCCATTTGCAGAGTTGAAACATCGTTCTCGTCACCCTGCACTATCGCCCCGTTTGGAGCCTCTGCGATATCTCTTGGGTTAGTCGTGCCGTTTGGTCTGACTAGAAAGACAACCTTGCTGGCCGCCGCCGACCCTTCAACAATGGCCTGAGTCAGTGCTTCCAGTGAGCGCAAGTCTCCATAATATTGTTCTACATGGCCTCTCCCATAATCCTCGCCGTCCACGGATTCAAACATAAGTGGAATCCAGGGGAATCTATCAGGCTTATAAGACCCTACGCTGTCAGGTATTAGGTTGCCTTGTATCTCTTGATGGATATGCCAGTAGTCTCCGTAATTGCAGACGTAAGTGTAGAGGTCACATTCTTTAGTCGGCTCATACTCATCCTCAGTACCGCCAATAAGCTCACGGACATCATCCTCAAGCATGGTCGGGCTGACTGTTTCCTTAACTATAATCTCAAGAATATTTCCAGAGGCATCTCGCTTAACAGTGTACCTATCTATTGGAAACACTCTCATGCCTTTGTCTTCCGGCAGAAATATCAGGACATTCCCAGCTACCAGTAAATGCTTTAGGGCTTCAAACACGGGAACACGGATCGCACCAGTTTCAATCTCTGACATGACCGCACGTTCAGCACGGGATAGCCCTTCCTCTACTTGCCCTCTGGACATCTGAGTAGGCATTTGGCTTAAGTCATAGTCGTCAACAATAAGCCTGAAGAAAGGAGAGCTTGGAGGTAACAGGGTTATCAGAAGTTTAGAGGCTAGATGGTTCACACCCCTTGCACCTATGCTCTGGAACGGCGTAGGAAAATCGGTGCTTGATGTGGTCGCCTCGTCAGGTATCAGCGTGGGTATGGTCAGCTTTGAGCAATCCCTAGCTCTTCTTAAATACGGCTGGCGCATCGCCGCACACATTTCGTACCGATCCTCAACTGAAAACTGGCCGTCTAAGATTTCTTCAATGCTTGCAACCAACGT